CAATCTTTCCGTAGATAGTTCCAGTATTAGATCCTACTATTTTTACACGACGTCCTACATGATGAGAGCTAGTAATATCTGAGGCAACGGTTATTGAGCTTGCGGACGCATAGGAAAATGTAGTGCTACCGTCTGCATCTCCCAAAATGAACCATTCTTTGTCGTTAAATCCGTCTCTAATATCTTTAACGATTTCCCTCATGGAGTTATTCACCGCACTAGGACTCATGCCCTCTGCTAGTGAACTGCCGTTAACAGCTGTATTGCTAGAAGCTGTAGTGCTATAGTCTTTTATTGCCATTATTCTATATCCTTTAGATTTAGTGTTTCGTAATTGTTTTGATTTTTAGTTTTTTCATTCTGTGTTTGTGTTGCCTCTGCCACATCTCTAACAGTGTTGTTTGATACTGAAATCATACTTTTTATAACTTTAGTATTGCTTGCATTTGAAATCTTAATCATTTCGTCTATTGCATTCTCACCAAAGAACATTTTTGATAAATCTTTTGACCTATTATTTTTTACTAGGGTTCTTAAACCCGGCATAATTTTATCTAAGATATTTAAGTCATTGATCGAGATATCAAAAAAACCAAGATCGTTTAAAGATTTTTGAAACTCTGTTCGAGAAAAAGTAGCAGAGTTTGCTTTAGGAAGTCTGGAAGTTGCTTCTAATACATTCATGTACTTTTGAAAACCTTTTACGGCAAGCTCCGGGTCTTTTCCTTGAGCTGTTGCTACACTTTTTATGTATTGAAGTGTTAACTTGTCATTTCCTTTACCCATAAAAGCTTCTAAGACTTTCGCTCCTACATTCTCTGTTTCTTTTGCTGGAATTGATTTTTGTATTCTTTTAGTAAATAAAAGACCCACCATTTCTTCAAAAAGTTCAGATCCCCCGTCTAGCTTAGACATTTCTTTTTGTAACCTAATAATATTTACCGGGCTAATATTGTCAGAATACATTGTGTTTTTAAGGAGAGTAAAAGTAGGATTAACTCCTTTGACGATTTGATTATTTACAGAAAGAGCATCTAAAGTAGGATTAAGTTTTTCATACATCTTTTTTGTAAAGTCAGACGCATTCTTGTAATACTCATTACTGTTTAAAATATTTAAGAGTTTCTTCGCTTCATTATCATAGGCTAAAGCCTGTGTTCCTTTTCCTTCATTTCTTAAAGACTTTGCAGTTTCAACTAAATCATCATAAGCTTTTTGTGCATAAGTGTTGTCGATAGTTCCTTGTGGTGGAAATTTGTTTATAATTTCATTGTAAAAAGATCTTTGTTCTCCAGAAATTTTCTTTCCTTTGATAAGCTCTTTAAGGTTTCCTAGATAAGAGTTTACACTATTACTAAGATCGGTTCCTTGATCAAACTTAGCCCAGCCACCTTCTTTGAGCGTTCTTGCTTGTTGATTAATATTTTTTACTACGTCCTCTTGACCTTTAACAAGTGTCTCAACAAAATCATTTGTTACTTTTGTAACGTCAATATTTTTAGGATCTATATTTGGAAAATTATCATTAAGCCATTTAAGGTTTGCATCAGATACTTGAGAAAACCTATCTTTAGTAAATTGACCTATAACAGTAGATCCATAATCAGTTTGTCCTACTGCGTCCATAACTTGGAGAGCCGTCTTATCTCCTGTAACTTGAGCTATTGCTTCTGGTGCGGATAAATCTATTCCGTATTTTTTACCTTCTGCAATTAATTGATTAGCTTTATCAATATCTGTTTTTTGTAAGTTTTTAACTGTTTCTTTTAATTTAACTAAGTGAGCTGGGTTTTTAAGAGCTAATAATATGTTACCTACTACATCAACTCCAATACCGATACCAGTAGCCACTCCTTCTCCAGCTCCTAGAGATTTACTTGTTTCTTGAGCAGTTCCAGCGATACCACCTACAACTAAAGGAGCTTTGCCAAACAGTCCCCCGGGAGCCATGTATTCACCAATCGTGCTAGCATATTCACCCGCTCTTGTTTGTGGTTCGTATCTCATTCCCGGAGTTTTCATTCTCATTTCTTCTGCTTGTTGGAAAGAGGGAATAATAGGAATATTTATTTGTGGAGCTTGTGATCCTTGATCTAATAATCCAACTTTTTTTCCTAAGAAGTTTGCACCTTTTAAAAGTAAATTTGGGGCTTCTTCTGGAAAAGACATAATACCACTAACCCCTTTGCCAACACCCGAAACTAAAGATTTTCCAGCGTCAACAAACGCATTTGGCTTTGGGGGCGGTGTGTACTCTTTAAATTGTACCATTATGGCGTTACCTCTAGGGTTCTCTCAACAACACCGTCTATATTATAAAATTGATAGACCGGATTTCCTTGCGGGCTAATATCTATTAGCTTTCTTTCTCCCACCGCTAATCCTTGTTGCTCTTCAAATTTATTCAATTTGTTTATAAAGTCTTGGTCGTAGATATCTTGTGCTATCTCTCCGTCAAAGTTATTAATAATTGTTTGATCAATTCTTTTCTGTAGCCTGTCGTTTAAGATAGAACCGTTCTTTTCGTCCCACTCTTTTTCAGCTATGTTCCAATCGTTAATTAGATCAGAGGTACTTCCACCTTGATTGTTCTTTCTCCAATCTCTACTCCATTTATTAAAGTAATCATTTTTTTCAATTACTTGTTGGTTTGATATTTCCATAATATCAATCATGAGTTTTAGACCGTCTCTTGTTTTTGTAATTGTTGGAGATATGTTTCCGAAGTAATCCATTTCTCTTTCAGAAACAGCACCTTTAGTGTTCTGGATCTGACCCATAACAAATGCACCAAACTCAACGTTTAACGCTTCAAGGTTTGCAACGTCATAACCTAATAATTTTTTGATTTGTAGTTTTTGTTCAGCAAACGCTCCAAAGTCTCCCTCTGGGATATTTCTCATTAAAGCTTCTACTTTTTTAAATTTATCTAATTCTGTTTGAGCCTTAGTTGCAGACGTATCAAGTTTTTCACTAATTTTGCCGTATGCAGTAGCGTCTATATCTGCGAGCTTATCTTCTCCCGGGAAGTTTATGTTTGTATCTCCGCCTTTATCTAAGCTAATTGGTTCACCGGTTTTGGTGTTAACAGCCCAATTACCTTCAGTAATTCCATACATCGCTTTCTCATCAGCGGTCATCGGTCTAAAGCTTTCTGTAGCTCTATCTGAAACTAATTGATTACCAGATTGCATCGCTTCTGATAAAGCTTGTCCAAAAGTAATAGGAACCGGGGAATATCTGCCCGCTCCTAATAGTCCTTGAGTAAATCCTGTACCAAAATCTGTACCTACAAAATCAGTTACACCTTGTAATAAGTTGTTTCCAATACTCGGAGATTTTGCTCCTAACTTTACATTTCTATTAGTTGAAGCTGGAGTCATCGTCAAAGCAGAGTTAGTAGGTTGAGTTGTCGAAGTTGGATTTTCTAAAGGCGGTATGCCTTGCTTGATCTTTTCTTCTTGTCTAAATAACTGATTAGGACTTCCGCCTAATAAAGAATATTTATTTGCTATGCTGTCTTGGTCAAATATAGATCTAGCCATTACGCAAATCCCCCTAGTAATCCACCACCTATAGCTCCGACCATAGGATTAATACCCGGAACCATTCCGGCTATCTTTGCTCCTGTTAAAGCGCCACCTAATAATCCAGCTCCTTGATTTCTATAAACAGGCTGTGTTTGAACAGTTGAGGTTGGTACGTTTGCACCTAACGCTCCTAAGTATTGATTTAATTTGAGGTATGGTTTTTGTTGTTCAAAATCAAAACGAGCGACTGCATCTTGAAGTTTAGCCATATCTAAAGACTCTCTCTCCGCTCCTACACTTGCTAGTGCTTGAATATCGTCATAGTCTGCTTGAGCTAGTCCCGGAGCTAATTGAGTAGCTTGGAACTGTCTATCTCTTTCACGATTGAACTGATCACCATAAACTTGATTTGCTAATTGACCTAAGCTTCTAGCTAGGGTTTCTTGATTTGCAGAACTACCTAAACGACCAGCTTTACTAAATTGTGATTGTACTTGTGAGGTTACGTCTCCCGCCATTTGGTTGAATAAAGCTTGTGAGTAAGGGTTAGTGGTTGGAGATAAATAGTCTCCAGATAAAATACTGTTAATTTCAGACTGAGCTGATCCTAATAAGGGGTTACCACTAATAGCTCTTTGTTTTGCTAAATCTAAAGCCGTGTCAGTTTCCGGTGAAAAATCAACGTAAGTTGCTTCTGGGAAAAAGTTTGGCATATCAGACTGATACAAAGTTTGTGCATCGTCCATAGCAATATCCAGATAGGGTCTTATGTAATCTGAAGGTTCTGCTTCTGTGGTTGTTGTTATATTCTGTGGTGTACTACCTTTTGACATGATTATATTTCCTTACTTAGTAAAACTGCTTTCTCCTTAAAATCTTTGAGTTTTTTTACCCAGCCTTTTCGTCCAGCGACTTCGACTTGGGTACAATTATTTTTTTTAGCAAATCGTTCTATAACTTGCTGTATTTGATCTAACCAATTATCCAGATTAGATCCCCCGGCTAAAACATAGCGTAATACTTTAGCTCTAGGATATTCTGCTATTTCAGTTACAACGGCACTTTCTACTCCATTGTTCCAACTGATAAATAGTTGAAATCTTTCTTTATTCAGTCCCTCTAAGATATCCATAATGTTATAGGTATCGTCTAGCGCCTTCTCTAATAAAGGAGCTACTTTAGACCAGATCATAAAGAGATCTTGATTAGGAACTTTCGTACAAACGTTATCCGATAATGACATAAGACAAATCTTGATCAGTGTTTGCTGAACTTGCATGAGTAAGAGTAGCGCTACCGCTAGCTCTGGCAGATACATATAAAGTATTTAATGCAGTTCTGGCATTTGCTGATCTTGGCATAAATAGTATTACCGAATTTGCTCCTATTCGTGCGTCTGACAACGTTGTGGAAGTTGCAGAAGCGGTTAAGGTTATGTCTCCCGTGCTATTAATCTTGCCGTCCATAACGTTATTAATTGTTATGGCGCATTGTCTAGCATGAGCTTTGGTATCGGGGTTAGTTAATGGCACATTAAGAAACTGATTAGCCATTATCTTTTCCCTTCTTGTCTTACCTCGACGTCAACTCCAGAAAGCGTTGAAAAGTTTCCACTAACAGAGACTCTTACTCGGTGATATCTATTTGTTGTTCTCAGTGGACAATCTCCACTATCCCGAACTGATACAGCTGTTCCTTCTGTTACAGAGTTCATTTGTGAAGCTCTGCTAATAGGAGTTACTGTTACAGTTGTGTTTTCCCCGTTAGCATCAACAATAGGTCTTACATTAATTAAAGTAGAACGCCTATTCTCAACACCTTCAAATTCAGAAGTGTCCACTGTCGCTGACAATGATCCACCTAAGAATTTCCCAAACTTTTTGTCTTCTGAAAATCCCGCTAGACCTACAACACCTTCATTATAAAAGAAGGAGTCTAAAGATCTGGGAAGTCCGTCTAAATCTCCTAAAGTATCTAAAGACTCTAGGGTATTGAAAGCTTCTTGTGAGGCTGTGTTTATAAAATATAAACTAAGCCCGGAACCCGTTGCCCACTTATCAACGGTGTAGTTATAAATTAATAATTTGTTATTAACACCAGCGGAGCCAGTCGCACCCGATCCACGATATGACCAAACAACAATACTGTTATTAGGGTCGATCGCACTATAGATCGTTTCTGGATCTGCGGTAAAATCTTGAAAGAAGAAGTTATTTACACGCCCTGTTCCTATAGGTTTTAATTCTGCACCACCAGTCAGAGCATAGTACCCGTCTTGTGATAAGAAATAAATTGTATTACCAAAGGTAACAATAGACCTTGGAGCAAAACAACCAATGTTTCCTATTTTATTGAAAGAAAATATAAGCGGAGTTCCTATATACTCCATTCGATAGATTGCTCTTTCAAAAAAAACTATACCAAAAGACTCTGATCCCACTATACCCATGAGTCTTCCATGCTCACCCGGAATATCTTGAAAACCACTCTGGGTGGCTTGCGAAGGAGTCCAAGTAGAGCTGTCATTAATACCCGACCACTTAACTCGTTGAGGGTATTCAACGCTCGACTCTTCTGTGTAGCCTGTAACAACAAAGTCTCTAATCACAGCTAGGTATTTTGCTTTTAAAGAAACTCGATCACTAAAGGCTGTGTCTGTGCCTTCTTCAAACTTTTGTATATTGTCTGCAAAGTTCGTAGCTAAAACATTATTACCAAACTTAGCAAAGCTCCAATAGTCTTTAGAACCTTCGGTTGTAACATTGTTATAACCACCAGATTTACTTTTATCTTGAAAGTCTCCGTTACTATCCATTTGATAGAGCTTCGACTCATCTCCAGCATAGTTTGTAATTCCAGAAGCTCCGATAGATGTAAACAATCCTACCGGGTTAGTTGTAGTTGCTACATCACTAAGCTCAACAAAGCCCGGAAAACTTTTATATCCGTCCACTAACGGAATAACATTATCTACTTTTAATGCTCCCGTGTTCTGGTAAGTCGGAAGATCAGCTTGTAAATCTCCAAATTTTATCATTAAACCACCACATCAGCTGACATCTGTAAAGTTTGAGAAGCGGTTCTTCCATTTTCAGAGCTTGTGTTCGCAATCTTGAGAGCTTCTTTATAAAGTTTTGCCCATACATCTAATCGTTCGTCTTGCATTAAGAAGGGAGCTGACTCAGCAAGAGCTGAATATAAATAGATATCGGGGTAATTTGTAAGAATATCGTTAGTTGCGTTAGAGTCTGATAAGGCTGTAACTTTTTTAAAATGTCCAATCTCTAAGGTAACAGCGGAGTCTGGCTTTACACCGAGTAAAATCTGTCCGCCTACAATAGTAAAGTAAGAAGGTTTCCCAGCTGATACGCTGGTATTGTAATCTTTTAAGAAGTCAAAAGGCGCTTTGTATTGAAGGATAGAATACGGATTGGATCTATAGATAACGTACTTCGCTTCAATAAATCCTGTCGGTAAGTCATATCCTTGAGTTCCCGATACCGTTGTCGTAGAAGTGTCCACGACTTCCATTTCTCTAACTCTTAGCTCGTTATTAATACGAGACTCAGCTAAAGAAATAAAATCTGGAATGTATGATGTTAAATCATCTCTATTCAGATAGTTTGCTATAGCTGTTTTTAAGTTAGTAAAATTGCTGATTGCCATTACAGATTGCCTTTATAAATTCTAAAATGTTTGTTATCCGGGTCATTCAACCATTTCTTCATGCGTACCGGGTCTTTGATAGTTCCGTTAACTCCCATAATTCCTTTTTGGGCTAGCTCTTGTACTACGATTAATGGTATAGACGCCACTTTATACATCTTAGCGTCTTGAAAGCCTTTTAACTTATAAGCCTCATCAATAGCGTCTCTTTTATTATTTGAAATAATTTCAGATACATCTTGAGAGTCTTCAATGTGAATTTTTTTCTCTCCCTCGTCTAAATGTATCTTTGATTTGATTACATTCGCTCCGCTATCTACGCTTATTTTTTTTGTCATTATATTTTGATTGCTTTTTGTATTTCTTTATCGATTGTGTCCATGACTGCTAAACCTTGGTTAGCAATTCTCTTTTTACCCATTTGTAAAAATCTATCACCAGCTGAAGTTTTGACAGGCATTTCTTTACCGTCGCCTCTAGTAAGAGTTAAGTTACTTTTACCTTTATGGCTTCCTCTTTTATAAATTGATTTTTTAAACATGATTTCTCCCTAATAAATTGAAGAGGGGGAATAATCCCCCTCAGAGGTATAAGTATTAATTATGCAGTTAAGTTAAAGATAGAGTAGTTTGCATTTGGAGATTGAGCGATCAATGTCCATTCGCAAAGCAATAATCTCTTCTCGTTATCACCAGAGCTTGCTAATTCCTTTGTTTGGAAAGGTCTTAGTGTACCCATAGCCCATGTTCCTGTCTCTACAATGTCAACACGATTTGCCTGTTGTAGTCTGTTTGGAACGAAGCTTAGCTCACCGAAGTCTGATACATAAATATCCACTGCCCCTATAATTGACATCGAAGAGGCGTCTCGATACGCGGTCGATACACCGGTGAATGCAGAAGCTAGCTGTTTATGACTTGGTGTCATCATTACTGCTTCTGGGTTTCCGCCTAATTGATAGGCTCTTAAGATACCAGCTTTTAATAGAGCTTCAGTATAGGTTCTGTTAGTACCACCAGCGATTGCAGTTGCACCGGTACCAGCTGGAGTTGCTGTTAATGTTCCGTTCTTAGAGAAGTTATCCGCAGAAGTTGATGTACCCGGAATGTTTCCGCCTACCCAAGTTCCAAAAGATGCTGACTCTCTGGCTGTG